CATGAACGTTCCCGAGCCAACCATTAACGGCAGCGGCTTCACTTGGGACTTGAGCAGCGTGGACTTCCAAGGCAACCAATACTTCATGTACTACGAAACCGAAGGAACAGAGACGACCTCGAACTCTATCCAGCTAAAGAGCCGCGAAACCACGCAGGGCTCGCGTTATCAGTTTGTCAGCCAAGACAGCGGCGGAAACGGCAACGGCGACAATCGTCCAACTGAGCCGGAGACACCAACAACTCCAACACCAACGCCAGAGCCTAATCCAGGACCACAGCCACAGCCTACTCCAGAGGAGACTGAGCCAGAGCCACAACCACGGCCAGAGCCAGCTAAGCCAACAAAGAAAGTCAAGAAGGCTAAGAAGACAGCTCTACCAGCAACTGGAGACGACGCAGTCGTTGCGGTTGCAGCAGGACTTGGAGCAATCGCTCTTGCATTCATCATCACAAGCAGGTTTGTCAGAAAGGAGCAGTAATGGACGCTGACGCAAAAGCAAAGGAGCAAGCCGACAGAGAGCGTCTCGAAAAGATGACGATGACGGAGATTAAGGCAGTTGCTAAGGATGAAGGTATTTGCCTGGGATACGACGGCTCAAAAAAAGAGAATGCGATTGGCTTGATTCTTGAGTGGAGACGCTTCAAAGGCTGCTACATGGAGCGTTACTAATGGATCGCTCAATAAAAGTTCGATTAAATTCGAACGGTATTTGGTGCTGTCGACTGTACTTGGGAAGAAATCTTAACGGCAAAATCATTCAGCCTTATGCAAGTTTTCCCACAGCTAAGACGCAGAAAGAAGCTGAAGAATTAGCCACCATGTGGGCTTCACATATTACCTCAGACGGCAAAGTAAAAAGCACTCAGCTCACTGACTTGCTTCTTGAATATGTGTCGATTAAGCGTAGGAATGGCGCGAGCCCTAACACTACGAGACAGCATGAAAGCTTCATTAGAAACCACATTAATGGACGACTTGGCAAAGAGGACGTAAGGAGTGTTACGTCCTCTTTACTTACCTCTTTTGAGCAGGATTTGTTGAAGAAGGGTTTGTCTCGAAACAGTGTTATTAACCTGCATCAGTTTTTGAGAGGTGCGTACAATTACTTTGTTTCTGCTGGAATATGCGACTACAACCCGCTTATTAACGTGGCCAAGCCATCTAGAGAAGTTCATGAAGCCGTTTCCATTGAAGAATGGGGTTTTGCTGGAATAAGCATCCTTATTAATTCCAGAATTACTACAGCCATTCAAGAGAATGAGTTTAATTCCCGTGTTGTTTGTGCCTTTGCTGCTTGGTTGTCTTTAGTAACTGGTATGCGCTGTGGTGAAGTTTGTGCTGTCAGATACAGTGATGTAAACATGCTATATAAGCATATTCACGTATCTGGTACCGTCATTGAAGAGTCGTACAGGAAGCCATACAGGCGAGAATCAACAAAGGGCAAGAGATCAAGAAACATAGCTATTACTGACTCGGACATCAGTTTTATTAGTGACTACATGAAGCTTCAGAAAGCTCATATTGCCTTTGTAGAGTCTTCTACACCTTTAATTAGTCTTGATGGCTCATACATGCGACCTACGAGCGTCTCGAGGTCATTTACACGTATGAGACGCACTCTCCAGCTACCTCAAGGCATTACGTTCCACTCACTCAGACATACTCATGCGTCTTGGTGCTTGGCAAGTGGCGTTGACCTAAAGACTCTTTCAGAGCGTCTTGGTCACGCTGACCCAGCAACGACATTGAGGATTTATTCTCATTTGCTTCCTGGACGTGATAGGACAGCGGCAGAAGCGTTTGGAGACGCTCTGAGAACCATTGAACAAAGAGAACTCTAACCGTTCCTTGCCTTAAAGGCTTGTTGCAATTTGTTGCAATCAGCAATTTTCAATCAAGTTGAAATCTATCAAAAACGTTTGTTCAACTTGGAAATTCTTTTTATCCCTTAGTGGGTGCTAGATAAGAAGTAATTATCAGACAATTAGAGAAAGGCAGACATTTAGCATGGCTATTAGTAAAGTTACAAAGGATCTGCGCAGGCTTCTTGATGCTCAAAATATTCCTTGGGAAGACCATTCTGGATTTAGTACTGAACGGACTTGGATTCCTTTAGATGATGGGTCAGTACTTTGTTGCCTGTGCTCGTACTATATAACGCCGAGTGGCATTGAGTATGGTGTCACAAGAGGATTTCCGTTAAAGCTTGAGGTTTCTATTATTCATTCGATAGATGATTATTCGTCTGAAGCGGGAATGCCTAAAACGCCAGAAGAGATTCTGGAGGTGCTTGGTAGACATGGAGCGAAGTAAGTACTGCCAAGAGTTGTGTGACGCTCTAGAGCTTTATGGTAAGACCTGGACTGACAGAAGTAACGCCTGTGTTGAGCACATTTATTTCAAGTCTCGAGGTAACTGGGTTTCAGTTCTATATGGTGATGACATTAGAGGCTTTCCACATAAGTTTCTCGTCTGGGAAATGTCTAATTACTCGTATTCACCTCGTGTGATGGACGTTGAAAAAATCATCGATAAGTATTTTTAGGAGTTCAATATGTCAATTAATCACGTTAATATCTCCGGAAACCTTACAAGAGACCCGGAGCTCCGCACTACCGCAGGAGGGACAAACATCCTCTCGTTTGGCGTTGCTGTTAATGACCGCCGCAAGAATCCGCAAACGGGCAAATGGGAGAATGTTCCTAACTTCATTGACTGCATTGTCTTTGGTCAACGTGCTGAAGCTCTCTCACACTTTATTTCTAAGGGCGCAAAGGTCTCTATTGATGGCAAACTGCATTACAGCTCTTGGGAAACAAAGGACGGCCAGCATCGTAGCAAACTAGAGGTTGTTGTAGGGGAGATTGAGTTTCTATCCAAGACTCAAACAACAGCTGCCACAGCGCAGGGCCAACCTTCATTCACAGCACCACAGGCGCCAGAAGAAGAGCTTTACGATGCTGACATTCCGTTCTAAAGAATAATTTAATTATTTATTAGTTAGGTAGAGCCTTTGCAAAGGGGTCTTGGAGTCATCTGAGACCCCTAAATTAAGAAAACTAGGCTAAAAATTATGTAGATTTTGTTGGTAGCGCTCATTAAAGTTCGTTACGCTCAATACGCTCATTATGCGAATTTCAATATGCTATACTTGCTTCGCTTTTCTATCTAAAAGCGTAACGGTATAGCAAAAAGCAGCTTGCGAATTGCACGCAAAGCAATTTCGCAAAGCGGCGGAGAAAGGCTCGCAAGCGTACCGGTTGCGCACCCTCCTATAAAAAATTAGAGATTATTCCGCTCAACAATACACTAATGTTTATAAGTTGTAGAAAACTTGTATACATAATGTTGAAAACTCTCTATCAAGCCAGCTAAATCATATAATTTAAATAACTACTCTAACTAAACGTTGATACGTTTGGAGAATTATGGATTACAGTGGGTTAACTGCATCAGAGTTTTTCCATGGTGTGGCAGAAGCATCAAGAGAGAATACAAGAGCATTGCAACAGATCATGAGCCTTCAAGAGACCGAAGGAGCAAAAGCACAATCTTATTCAGTTGGTGGAAGTAAAGGATCTAACCAAGACACGATGGCAAGAGTTGATAAGCGGATTGATATGGAAGCACTTCTGGAAAAGAGAATGAATGACAATTACGACTATATCAATGATGCTTATACACTGCTTTATGGTGTGAGTCAGCTTGGCGATGGAGGTCTATGCGAAGCTAAAGGAACCATCTACGCTGACACACTCAACTGGAGATACTTACAATGTCTTCCATGGCAGGAAGTATCGTCGAAGCTATTAGCTTCAATTAAAACGCTCCAGCGAATAGAACAAGAAGCTTTTAGAGCAATCGATGAGTTACATCTCATATCTAATATGTTTGGTGAGAATGTGGAGAATAATCGCAGATAAAAAATAGACGCATGGTGTCGTTTGTTGTCGTTCGATTACTTAATACTATGTATGGTAGAGCTTCGCGCAAAACAAAGCGTTCTGGGAACAAACCAGAGCGCTTTTTTATTTAGCAAGGTGATCTAGTGGCAAAGAATGTTCGCCAGGGTAACGGCAATGCTAGACGGAAGCTGCGAGCCTGGCTCATGGCTCAAGGACTACCGTGTGCTATTTGCGGCAAGCCAATTAACTATGCGCTACCTGCTGGACATCCGGATGCGTTTGAGGTCGATGAGGTTGTTCCAGTATCAAGGTACTGGCTCAGACTCTACAACGCTCAGCGCCATTGCTGGGCAGGTCCTTTTGAGTCTGGGCAAGCAGCAGCGCTCAGCCAGGACAACGTACAAGCTACTCACCGCCACTGCAATAGAGACAAGAGTAACAAGATTCCTTGCGATGTGAGCCAAGGCAAGATATTCAGAAGCAGGCAATGGTAAAGATGGGGCGGGGTAACCCTCACCCCCTATAAGCAGCGGCTATCGCGGCGGCACAGAGCCATTTTTTCAGATGGAGCAATAGAGCTGGCTACGAATGAGAATGCACACATGAACGGAAGGAGCGTGCATGGCGAACAGCAAACATGGAGCAACACTCTCGCAAACTGAGATTAACTACATTCTAAAAGCTAAGGACCAGGGCGTTCCAAACAAGGTTATTGCAGATACTATCGGGCGTTCCGTTCGAGTAGTGCAGAAGTACTACAGCATGTATCAACAGAAAAACAATGCAGCAAAGACAGCGATGGAGAAGCTTCCAGATAAAGAGACGCTGACTCACACGCTGCCATTCAGAGAGCGCAAACAACAGAACACAATCGAGCGCTTAAAGGAGCTTCGCAATCTTCTTAGAGAGCAAATGCTCATTGCTGATCCACGCAACATTTCCGCAATTTCAAAAGAGTATCGAGCAGCGGTCACGCAGATTGCTGAGCTGGAGGGAGCTGATGCGCCAGATGTCGTTGAGACAAAGCACGACGACGCAGTCGCACAAGCCCTCAAGTTCGTCGTTGGAGCCTAGATACTGCATTTACAAGCCATACACAAAATCGCTGGCACCGCTTGTCATTGCGCTTGCTAAAGAAGGCGATTTTGATTTTGCACAGTGGCAAATCAAGGCACTTGAGATACTCGCAGCGGTCGATACTGACCTTCAGTTTATCCAGCGCATCTTCGGTCTGTCGGTGCCAAGGCAGAATGGCAAAACGACCATTGTCGAGTGGTATGTCATCACACTTGCTATGATGTTTGGTTACCGCATTCTGTGGACAGCTCACAACTACAACACCACAGTTAAGACGCTCGAGGACTTCCGCAATATCTTAGGCACAAAGCCAAACGATGAGGTGCGAGGTATCAAGTACTTCAACGATGCGCTCTTAAGAGTCTCATCAAAGACCGCACAAGAAAGCTTTACCTTCAAGCCACAGGCAGAAGGCAAAGGGGAAGGCTTTATTGCTTTTAGTTGCCGTACTAAGACGGCAAACCTTGGCAATACGTTCGACATCATCGTGGTTGACGAGGCACAGGAGTTATTGCCGGAACACGTTCAAGCCTTGTTGCCAACTACCTCGAGTGGTCCTAATAAAAACCCGCAATTTATTTACATGGGCACTCCAAGGCGAGCCGGCTCTCCTGCTGACAAGTTCGACAAAATGCGTTCAGACGCAATTAACAACAAAGGCGAGATTGAGACTTCCTGGATTGAGTATGGACTTGAAGAAGTCGGCGATGTCACAGATGAAGGGCGTTGGTATCAGGCAGCACCCTCACTTGCTGAAGGTATTACGAACATTACAGCACTCAGAGCTCTTAGAACTCAGATGGACAGTTTGCAATTTGCGCAAGAGTGTTTAGGAGTATGGCTCACTCCACAGGAGCTTGCAGGAGGTGCTGGAGCGCCGCTCATTGACAAAGAGACTTGGCAGAGATGCGCAACATCTACGCCACCTCAGGGGAAACCATCTGCGTATGCAGTGAAGTTCTCAGTTGATGGAGTTTACTTCGCTGTGTGTGTCGCAATTAAAGACGGTGACAGCACACATGTTGAGCTCGTGGATAAGAGGGCCACAATCGGCGGTAAACAAGCGCTTGCAGAGTTTGTGACTAAGCGCGCTCAAACGGTGCCAGTCATTATTGACGGTAAAGCGGGCGCTGAGTCGCTCTATAGACGTGTCATTGATTCTGTTCCGGAAGACAATGTGACAATTCCAGCGGCTGCCGACTTAATCACGGCCAACGTTGACTTTGTCGATGCAGTCAATGAAGGCTCGATTACATGGTTTAAGCCTGACTCCCTGGATAACTCAGAAGAAGACGAACTGACAAAGGCAGTCACTGAGTCTTATAAGCGC